GTTGTACCTTAAGGAGTCACAGCGATGCCTTCTAAAGTTTCTTGTTGGCCAGCCTGTGAAGGCGACCAGCGTGAAGCTAATAGATGGACTGCCCGCAATCCTCCCCGGAGTAATCCGGAAGGGGATCAAGGCAGGTGACATCGCTGCCATCAGGATTGCCTTGACGTTACTAGGCTTTGTCAGGGTGATCTTCCATAAGGGTGCAATCAGGTTCCATAATATCACGGATCCTACGAAATGGACCCCGTCCGTTTCGAAAAGAAACCGGATGCTTAAGGATGTCCTGAAAGCGCTCAAGTGGCTCAAGGTATCGCCATATCGCATACCATCGACCCCTCCGGTTGGACCTAAATCCAATCGGTCGGGACCGAATGGCCATGCGACGTTGGCGGCCCATTGGGACGCTCTCGCTTTGAGGGAGAGCGAGCTCTGGGTGGTCTTCAAGGATCTCTCGAAGGCCCTTGGCTTAAGTCATTTGATCCCTACGGTAGAATCCCTTTCGTTAATTACCGGCAATTGGGTAGCACGGTACCCCTTCCTAACCCGGCAACTTCCAGCGCACTTTGCCTCCCTAGGGAAGCTTGGTGTGAAGGACGAAGCTGGGGGAAAGAAAAGGGTATTCGCGATATCCGATTACTGGACTCAGGCCGTTTGTAAGCCGCTCCATGATTACCTGATGAAGGTTCTCAAGAAGTTGCCTATGGACGGTACCTGGGACCAAGGTAATGCCGCCGACCAGGTTGCGAAATGGACCACTGAGAACCGACCGCTTTACGCGTTCGATCTTTCGGCGGCCACAGACCGCTTCCCGGGAGGCTTCATTGTCTTGGTATTAACGAGCCTAATAGGAGCCGTAGCAGCGTCCTTATGGTTGACTCTGTTAACCAAAAGGGATTACTGGTACAAGGGTAGCGCTTATCGCTACAACGCAGGGCAACCTATGGGCACACTGTCATCATGGGCGAGCTTCGCGCTCGCTCACCATGTAGTGGTGCAAATAGCTGCCATGCGCGCAGGGTGGACTGGGTTATTCTCCGACTACCGTTTGCTAGGCGATGACATTGTCATTGCTGACGCAGACGTAGCAGAAGAATACCAG